CATACAATCAACTTGGACTCCCTCTTTCATATTTTAAGGCACATAAGAATAATGGGATTTATTCCATTAAAAATAAAAATAGTAAATTTTATCAAACATATAAAGAAAGGATAAAATACCAAAAATGAATCTTACAGATTTAAACAATGCAAATTAATTATCTTGAATTTAAACTTAATAAAGAATTGGCTTATGAAGATACTTTTGAAAAAGATGATAAGATAAGAAAAGAATACGAAGAATATTTAGAAAGGTTAAAAAATGGTAGATAGTAAATGTGAATTATGCAAAGACAGTAAAGAACATGAATATCATTATTGGCATGGAGATATAAAAGAAGAATATAACATGGGGCAATATACTTGTCTATGCTATTTGTGTTTTAATCAATTAAATACTGAAGGAAAAATAAAATGGACAAACAAGAATGGATAAAACATTGTAAATGGTTAAATACTTTTAGAGGTAAAATTGTTAATAATGAAAACCAAGAAAAAACTTACAAAAAACACATTAAAAAAAATGAAAAGAAAAAAAAGAATAGTTAGTGGCTATTATTATGATGGTAAGAAAATGACTATTTTATATGAAAAAAGAAGATAGAAAAAGATTTGATAGATTAAAAGAATTAGGTTGTATTGTCTGTGGTTCAAATGAGCCTGTTATACACCATATTAGAAAACATACAGGATTATCTTTAAGACCAGATCATCAAGATACAATTCCTTTATGTGCTAAGCATCATAATATGGGAAATGAATCAATACATCTTAATAAGAAGTTGTTTGAAGATAAATTTGGTACTGAAAAACAACTATTAATAAAAACAAACATGGAAATAAATCAATTAGAAAGGAGATATTTATTTTATGGAAGAAAAAACTAATAAGTTTCACGCATTACAGTTATTTACTGATACTTTTGCGGCAGAAACAGTACATTTAACCAATACACAGGTAGGAATATATATTAGATTATTATGTTTTGCTTGGACTAAAAATACCAAACCTTTTACAACTACATCAGCATATAGAATATGCCAATGTATAGATGATGATTGTCAAATAACAGTTGATGAAATATTAGAAGAATTTTTTATTTGTGGTGGAAATATCAAAGATTCTTGGACACATAAAAGACTTGTAATTGTAAAAGAATATGAATATTTAACAGCAAAATATAAAAGAAAATCAATAGCTGGTAAAAAAGGTGCTGATGCTAAATGGTCTGCCAATGGCAAAACAATGGCTCCTATACCTATACCTATACCTAAATCTAATAATATAGATTATGATTCTTCTTTTTCTACCCTTTGGAAATCCTTAAATATTAAAAGAGGAAGTAAACATAAATCACATCAGCTTTGGTTAAAATTAAAAGATAACATGCCAAATATAGAAGAAACAGCAAAAATATATAACCAACAACAATCAGAAGTTGAAGCCAAATTTGTGCCACATTTCGCAACTTGGTTATCTCAAAGAAGATGGGAAATAGATGAAAAAGATCAAAATCATCAGGAAAGTCCAGCTAACTTAAGAATAAAAATGGAGAAATTAGGTTATAATTTTAGACATAGTGAAGATCATTTTGATTACTTTAAAAAAGATGGTAAAGAATATAAAATTGACCGATACGATAAGGAACACATAATACATAATGTTGAATGAAAGCACTTTTAAGAATCTTTTGAAAATAAAATGCGAAGCCTGATTGAAAGTTTCATTGATGTTGGTAGCGGTTTCATTTTAGCAATTCTAATACAGTTGCTAGTATTTCCACTCTTTGGTCTTTATCCCACAATACTTGATAGCATTGGTATTGCCTTAATATTTACAGTTGTGTCTATCACTAGGTCTTGGATTTGGAGATTGGTTTTTACAAAATATAAAAAACCCCAAGCTACCTATCAAATCAATTTTGATGATTATTGCAAGGGAGATATGGAAGAAGAAGAATAAGGATAATCTTTAAAAAACAGTAATATTATGAAAGGTTTGTTGAGAATTTTCAAATATGTCCGCAAACGACTTATAAAACTATCCATAGAAAATAGACAATTGAAAGTTCAACTAGAATATTATAAAGCTATGCTTGAATCTAGAGATAGAAAAAAACATTAAATGTCTAATATTAAAATATGAAACTTGAAGAAATTGATATTAATTTAATCAAGCCTTATATTAATAATCCCAGAAAAAAATTAAATATTGATAAAGTAGCTTTATCTATTCAAGAATTTGGATTTCAACAACCTATTGTAGTTGATAAAAACTATATTATTATTGTAGGTCATACTAGATATGAAGCATCAAAAAAATTAGATTTAAAAACTGTTCCTATTACTATTGCAAACTTAACTAAAGCACAAGCAAAAGCATATAGAATTGCAGATAATAGATTAAATGAAGATAGTAAATGGGATAGCAAATTATTAAATATAGAATTAAAAGATTTGCTTAATCATAAGTTTGATATTAACTTTATTGGGTTTACAGAAGAAGAACTGAAAAAAATTAATGATCCAAATATAGATAATAGTGATTTTAATGAAATTATTGATACTTTAAAAACAAAAAATAAATGTCCTTCTTGTGGTTTTGAATTTGATTAATGAGACAAGCTATTTCATTTTTTTCAGGTTGTGGTGGGTCTAGTTTAGGATATAAACTAGCTGGTGTTAAAGTTTTATATGCTAATGAATTTGTTCAAAAAGCATCAGATACTTATAAAATAAATTTTCCTACTACTATAATGGATATAAGAGATATTAGAACTATTCAACCAACAGAAGTATTAGAAAAAATTAAATTAAAAAAAGGGGAATTAGATTTTTTAGATGGTTCTCCACCTTGTGCTTCATTTTCAATCGCTGGTAAAAGAGAAAAAGATTGGGGTAAAATTAAAAATTATTCAGGTAAAAAACAAAGAACTGATGACTTATTTTATGAATATATTAGAATGGTTAAAGGTATTAATCCTAAAATATTTATTGCTGAAAATGTTAGTGGATTAATACAAGGTAAAGCAAAAGGTCATTTTAATAATTTTTTTAAGGAATTTAAAAAACTTCACTATAATGTTAAGGCTTGCTTATTAGATGCAAGTTATTTAGAAGTGCCACAATCAAGAAAAAGGGTATTTATTATAGGTGTAAGAAAAGATTTAAAAAAACAACCTACTTTTCCAAAGAAGAAAAAACAAATGATTGTTAAACCTATTTATGATAAAAATTATCCAATAGAACCAGAAGCAAAAAAAGTTCAGGCTTCTTGTATGAAATATTTACCTTATTTAAAACAAGGGGAACAACCTCTAAAAACATATTTTAACCTAAAAAGAAATCATTTATATAAACCCAGTTATACAATTACAGCTAGTTGTGGTTCACGAGCCTGTGTTATACACCCTTTTGAAGATAGATATATGAGTATTGCTGAACTGAAAGATATATGTAGTTTTCCACAATCATTCAAACTTATAGGTCGTTATAAAGATCAATGTGAACGATTAGGTAGAAGTGTGCCACCTAATATGATGAAAAATATAGTTATTAATTTAAAGAAAGAGATTTTTAATGAAAATACCTAACCAATGGACTTTTCATAATAAAGAAATAGCCAAGAATTTTAATAATCATGTTAGAGAACAATTACCTTGGTATGAGTTAGCAACACAAGGAGTTGTACATATTGCCAGACACTATATTCCTAAAAATGGATTGGTCTATGATTTAGGAGCCAGTACAGGTAATATTGGAAATGCTATTAAAGATATTCTTAAAAGTAGAAATGCCAATCTAATTGCCATAGAAAATAGTAAAGAAATGGTAGATTTATATAATTGTCATTATGGAAAATTAGAGTGTTATAATGTGCAAGAATATAATTATAATAATTTTGATTTATGTATTTCTTTTTTATGTCTAATGTTTATTGAGCCTAAATATCGGAAAGATTTATTAAGTAAACTATATTCTAAATTAAATATTGGTGGTTGTATTATTATTTTTGATAAAATAGAAAGCAATGGTGGATATATTGGAACAATTAATTATAGATTAACTTTGGCGGAAAAATTAAAAACAACCCATGCAGAAGAAATAATTAATAAAGAATTAAGCCTACAAGGTATTCAACGACCTATCAATTATCAATTAATTAAAGAATATAATCCTCAATTATTCTTTAGATTTTCAGATTTTGTAGGATATATAATAGAAAAGATATAAAAAGGACATAATGGCAAGACCACTTAAAAAAATAGATGATGAGGCTATAAAGAAATTAGCCCAATTACATTGTACTTTTGACGAAATTGCAGAGTTCTGTGATGTTTCTACAAAGACTTTACAACGAAGATATGTCCACACTATAAAAAAGGGTCGTGAGATGGGCAAAATAAGTTTAAGAAGAGCACAATTTGAAAAGGCTTTATCTGGTAATGTAGTTATGCAGATATGGTTAGGAAAACAACATTTAGATCAAAGAGATAAAATAGAACAAACTAATTTTAACGAACCATTACCTTTAATAATTGAGGGAAAAGCCACCACCCTTATCAGTAAACCAAATGGCAAAGAAAAAGGGTAACATTTACGGAAAGATTATTGAATACACTTGCATAGAAAATGGTACAAGCATTGGTAGGAGACCTAAATTTTCATCAATGAATAAAAACAAACGCAGATCATTTAAGAAATATAGAGGTCAAGGCAAGTGAAAAGAAATAACTTCTATCCTGATGGAACATTTATACCTTATCAAATGCCACAAGATTTTAGAAAATCATTAAACAAAGAAGCCTGTGGTAATTGTGGCTTATATTCTAATAGAAGAAGTTTCTGTGGAATATATAGAACACAAGGAGTTAAAGATACTTTCACTTGCAATAAGTGGAGAAAAAGATTCTTTAAAAGATAATGGAAGAACCTGTCCATTATTTAGT